AAGAATGACTCTTGGTTTCCTGCATAAGGCAATCAAGGCACTCAATCAACTTAGAATGATTGAAGATTCGCTTGTTATCTATAGATTGTCCCGTGCTCCTGAACGTAGAATTTTCTACATCGATGTAGGCAATCTACCTAAGGTTAAGGCAGAGCAATACTTGCGTGATGTTATGAGTCGCTATCGTAATAAGCTAGTGTATGACGCAAACACTGGTGAGATGCGTGATGACAAAAAGCATATGAGTATGCTTGAAGATTTCTGGTTGCCACGTCGCGAAGGCGGTAGAGGAACTGAAATTACAACTCTTCCGGGTGGTCAAAACTTAGGTGAACTTAAGGACGTTGAGTATTTTAAAAAGAAACTCTATAACTCTCTCAATCTTCCCCCTTCTCGTCTCACAGACGATAACAAAGGATTTAACCTTGGTAAAACCACTGAAGTCCTACGTGATGAACTTAAGTTCACGAAGTTCATTGGTCGTCTCCGCAAGAGATTCTCTGAGATGTTCCACGACATGCTCAAGACTCAACTCATTCTCAAAGGAGTAATTTCTCCTGAAGACTGGGATGATATGAAGGAGCATATCCAGTATGACTATCTCTTTGATAATCATTTCAATGAACTAAAAGAAATTGAAATGATGAACCAGAGGATGATGACTGTCACTCAGATGGATCCCTTTGTTGGTAAATATTTCTCTGTTGAATACATCCGCCGTCATGTTCTAAATCAAAAAGATACAGAATATAAGGATATTGATAAACAGATGAAAGCAGAAATTTCTTCTGGTCTCTCTATTGATCCAACAGAAACAAATGCTATAGCTCAAATGACAGCAGCAAATACTGCTCTTGCTCCTGAAATTCAAGATCAGCAAGCACAAGATGCAGCAGAAAGAGAGGCAATTTCTGCTGATGCTGCGGCAGAAAGAGAAGTAAAAAAAGCAAAACAAATGCCTTCACCTTCTACAAATAATAAATAAATTATACAGAATACTTATTATGGAACAACATAACCCTGAACCTGGCGTGGTAAATATCGTTGATAAGATCAGCGACAACGACAGGGCATCTGCTATTGATGCTATTCATGATCTACTTTTTGCTAAGGCATCTGATGCTATGGCAACATACAAGCAGGTTGCCGCGAATACATTCTTTGACGAACCCACCGAAACAGAAACCGATGAAACTGATAACGGAAACGATTGAAAACGTTAAAATCCTTACTGAGGAAAGAGACGGAAAGAAACTTCTTTATATTGAAGGAGTCTTTCTTCAATCAGAACTAAAGAACCGTAATGGTCGCATGTATCCTTTCGATGTTCTCAACAATGAAGTTGAGAGATACAACGAAGAGTATGTAAAATCAAAGCGTGCTCTAGGTGAACTCGGACATCCCGATGGACCCACTATCAATCTTGATAGAGTATCTCACAGGATCACAAGTCTCCGCGCTGAAGGTAATAACTTTATTGGCAAAGCACAGATTCTAGATACACCAATGGGACAGATCGCTAAGTCTTTACTTGGTGATGGAGTTCAGTTAGGTGTGTCATCCCGTGGTATGGGAAGTATTGAAAAACGCGAAGATACTTCAGTAGTTCGTGATGACTTCATGCTTACAACTGCTGCTGATATTGTAGCAGATCCTTCTGCTCCTGATGCATTTGTTAATGGCATTATGGAAGGTAAAGAATGGGTATGGGACAATGGTATTCTAAAGGAATCAAAAGTTGATAAATACCAACGTTATATCAATGACGCTCCGCGTCGTGAGTTAGAAGAGAGAACACTCAAGGTGTTTGAGGATTTCCTCGGAAAACTTTGATTTATAAATAAACTTAGATTAATTATTTACGGAAAATTACGAGGTAATCTCAAATGTCAGATATGTTAAATGAAAAATTTGAGGAGTTCGTTACCGAGCAAAAGGTGATTGTAGAAGCTGGCGATCCAATGCCAACAGTTTCTGCTAACATTATCCCCGGTGCTGGTAGTGAACCCTCTCAGGTTTCTGACGCGCAGACTGGTTCTGGCGGCAAGGATCCTATGCCTTCAGTTCAACCAGGTGTTGCACCTGGACAATCTGCTGCTGCAGATTTAGGTGGAACTTCCACCGCTCCTAATGAGGATGATGATGATGGTGAAGAGAATCCTGGCGCTAAAGCGGCAGCACCTATTTCACAAGTATCTGGCGATCCCCAACAGCGTGCCGGTAGTGCTGATCCTATGCCTACCGTTGGTGCTGATGTTGCATATGCAACTAGTACTGGACCTGCTGTTACTTACCCCATCAAGCCTTCCTTTGAAGAACTTGATGTTTCCGCTGATGTTGCCGCTCTAGTAGAAGGCACAGAACTCTCTGCAGAGTTCGCTGAGAAAGCAAAAACCATTTTTGAGGCTGCTGTCAAAGCGAAAATCTCTGAGGAGTATGACAAACTTGTAGAGCACTTTGCTGCTGAACTCGATAAGCACGTATCATCTGCTAAGGCAGAACTTTCCGAGGAAGTAGACGGCACAGTGTCCTATGCCATCGGTCAATGGATGGAGCAAAACCAAGTTGCTATTGACCGTGGAATCAGAAATGAGATCACTACAGACTTCATCGCAGGTTTGAAGGGTCTCTTTGAAGAGCACTACATTTCTATTCCCGACGAGAAAGTCGATGTTGTAGAAGGTATGGCTGAATCTATTCGTGAAATGGAAACACGCCTTGACGAACAGGTCAAAGCAAACGTGAAATTACAAAATCGTCTTAACGAGTCTGCCAAACTCAATATTCTTTCCACCGTGTCAGAAGGACTTGCAGATACTCAGAAAGAAAAACTCGCAGCACTTGCTGAGGGTCTAGAGTTTGTCTCTGAAGAGTCATTCTCCAAGAAGGTTACGACCATCAAGGAGTCTTACTTCAAAGAGTCAATCACTACCCCAACGGAAGTTGTTGATGAATCCCCAGTCGAAGGTGTAGATGATTCTAACCCAGTAATGGCGCAGTATCTGAAAGCACTTGACCGCTGGTCCTAATAATAAACTTTACATTTTTCAAACAAGAGCAAACAAATGTTTAATTCAAAAGCTCTAACCGAAAAGTGGTCTCCTGTTCTAAGTCATGAAGGCGCTGGTGCCATCAAAGACAACTATAGAAAGGCTGTTACCGCTGTTCTGTTAGAAAACACAGAAAATCAACTACGCGAAGAGCGTGGTATGATGAACGAAGCTAGTACTGTTGGAGCTATCAGCACAGATGGTGGACAAGCACTAGGTGGTTCTGGTCTAACCACCAAGACTGGTGGACTTGCAGGTTTCGATCCTGTAATGATCAACCTTATCCGTCGTGCAGCACCTAACTTGGTTGCATACGACATCTGTGGCGTTCAACCCATGAGCGGTCCTACTGGACTTATCTTCGCAATGAAGAGCCACTACAACACCAGAGCTGGCGCTGAGGCACTCTTCAATGAGCCTGACACCAACTTATCTGGAAACACACAGGGTCCTGCAGCATACAACGATCCCGTATCTCCTCTTGGCGATGGCGGCACGACTGATGCTAACCCTGGTCTGCTTAACGACGCCACTGGCGGCGGCACAACTGCTGCTAACTACGAGCGCCAAGCAGGCAACATCGCTAGAGAAACAGCAGAAGTTCTTGGATCGGGTTCGACCCTATTCAACGAAATGGACTTCAGCATCGAGAAGACTGCGGTCACTGCTAAGACCAGAGCTCTTCGTGCTGAATACACTCTCGAACTTGCTCAGGACTTGAAAGCAATTCATGGTCTTGATGCAGAGCAAGAACTCGCTAACCTATTGTCTAGTGAGATCCTTGCTGAAATCAACCGTGAAGTTGTTAGAACTGTATATACAGTTGCTAAGCCTGGTGCTCAGAACAACGTTGCTAACGCTGGCGTATTCGACCTAGACGTTGACAGTAACGGTAGATGGTCAGTTGAGAAATTTAAGGGACTTATGTTCCAGATTGAAAGAGATGCTAACGCTATCGCGCAGCAAACTCGTCGTGGAAAGGGCAACTTCATCGTCACTTCTGCTGACGTTGCTTCTGCTCTTGCCATGTCTGGCACACTCGACTATTCCTCAGGTCTAACTGGTTCTGGTGGTCCTTCCATCGGTGAAGTTGATGACACCGGAAACCTTCTAGTCGGTACTATGAACGGTCGCATTAAGGTCTATGTTGATCCTTACTCTGCTAACGTTTCCAACACCCACTACTACGTAGTTGGTTATAAGGGTTCTTCCCCTTATGACGCAGGACTATTCTACTGCCCCTACGTTC